GTAAGATAAGGCTTCAGAGAACTCTGCATCTCCGCCAAATCTATCTGGTTGAGGAAAGGCGACCACCCAACCGACACCTATTGCTCCACTGTTTAAAATTTCTATCTGTATTTCAGCGAGCCTTTGTCTACTCAGTGGATAGCCACCCTCTCTAGTTATATCATCTTCTGTTATGTTTAGTACAGTAAAATAACCAGAAGGCTCTTGTTCTGGTATCAGGGCATCAAAGGTTTTAAGTTTTAATATTTCGGTTGGTGTAGATTGATAAACCAAAGGCATACCCAATAGAACTAAAAGAACTAAAGGTATTAAATGTTTAATCATATTGAGTAATAGTTACTGTCTTAGTGCAATTAGTTACGCAGTTATAGGTCGCTGTAAATGATTTATCTGTTGCTCCGCTTTGAGTTACTGCCACGTTGTAATCGTCTTTATAGAAATTAAGTCTAGCTGTATGGTCTCCTGAACCTGATTGAGTTATTGAGGCTGTTCCGTTGTCCGCGTCGGAATACCAGAATATATCGGCGTCGTGGTCACCAGACCCTGACTGAGTGATACTGCTAGTGTTACCGTCAGCACGATTATAGTTATAAATATATCCATTGTGCTGTCCTGAACCTGATTGCGTAATCGTGCTAGTCGCATCATCCCCAAACGCAAGGATCTTAGCGTACTTGTTGTTACCTGTTTGACTAATCGTATAGGAGGTGTCGTCACCCGCCATAAGTATCTCCCCATGATTATTGTCCCCGTTTTGTGTTATAACTCCTACGTTATCGTTTTGGTCTAAGTCAAGATACCCATAATTACTGTCCCCAGTTTGTGTGATCGTAAACTCATTATCTGTATGGTTTGACCATTGAGAATATGCTTTGGTCGTATTCCCAGAACCCGTAGTGGTTAGATTGATAGTAGCCCTAGTACAAGTATGGGTTTGGTACACTCCGTTACTTAAACCACAGTAAACTGTGGCATTGTTTGTATACCCTACTTGTTTAATGTTAATAACAGAATCATCACCTTTCTGCTGAACAGTGATTGCATTGTTCCCCGCCATTAGTGGGAAACTAATCAGACTGATTAATAATAATCGTACCATCACCCCCTCCATTCACTGTTATATCTATAAATTTACCAGCAGACAATATTTGTATATTGTAGGCACTCCTTTTTTCTATCTGTAAGTCTATCGTATTTTCTACGCTTCTGAAGAAAGTAAGCATTTCTCCTTCAACATAAGAATAGGTTTGTGCTTTAGAATCGAACCCAGCTTTTATTCCTTCTATAGTTACGTCTCCAATCTTAGACACTTCTTCCTCACCCTCTATAAACGCTAATAAGTCTATTAAGAAATCTACATTTAATAAATCTATGGAAAGCCTATCTATTTCTAATTCATCTTCTTCCAATTCATCTTCATCAAAGTTTTCTTCCAAAAAGTCTACATCTAAAACATTAGTGCTTTTAGTGTTTTGTTCATCAACGGCTTCTTGTACCTGATCTGGTGGATTAACTATTAGAAGGTTATTGATAAACCCTAGTGTCATGTTTACTAAGGTTACTGGTTTGGTGGGAGGGGCTTCAGAAACACTTACCATAGTGGCTTGAAAGGGTTGGTTTAGAACTTCTATTCCCGCTGCTGTTTCTACTGTTATTTCTCCTGAACTTGTTCCGTCTTCGTTTGGTAACAGTATTACAAGAGACCGCCCTATCTCATCTACGGTCGTGGTGAAATCAGTTCCACGAATTGAAATGTCAGCACTAGGAGTTTTAATGGAAATATTCTTTTTATCTATCCTGCCTAGTTTCCCAGTAATGAACCTAGCCGTTCCACTAGCCATGTTAAGAGCTAATTTAGATTTACTAGGGTTAGGGTCATAGATATATTCATCAACTACAATTTTAGAATGTTCAGTTAGTTTAATAACAGAATCATCTAAGAACTGTATAGCCATGCGTCCATTACCAGTACGCACATCATCATTACTAAGTATGCCTAGAGATAGTTCAGCCAATAGTTTATCTCCATTTGTACTTCGTAAGACTTCTCCGTTACCTCGTAATTCAGATATAGCACCTATATCTGCATATAAAGAACCAGATAATAACCCTATTAGCAACCAGTAGTACATTGGTCAATATTAATAACACCACTTGTTGAAGCAGCGACTATATTGATTGTGTCCGTTACACCTGATGCACTTGTGGTTTGATCAATGTCTATGTTATTACTATCGCCAGTGATACTAGCTGTTATACTCTTATCGTCAGTTCCAATCTGGGTTACGTCAATGTCATTGCTGTTGCCGTCTATTGTCCAGTTATTAACTGCACCTATAACTTCACTTCTAATGTTTAGATCATTGGTGTTACCAGTTATAACGGCATCAAAGTTTCCGCCTGTGGCTGCACTTGAACTACCTTGTAACCAAGTCAATATGTTAGTATTACCTGTAGCACTATAGTCAAAGTCAGAACTTGTCACAGCACCACTTCCCCCTGCCGTGATTGTACTCGTATTCGAGTCTCCGATTTGGTACATAGTCCAACTAGAACTTGCTGCTTGAGCAATAGCGTTAGCTAAAGTATTAGTATTACCTTGTTGTTTAATGTCGGCAGTTATAGTTGCTCCTGCAAAAGTAGATCTTGTACTTGAAGTACCTACTTTATTGGTATTACCTATTTGGTCAATCGTTAATGTGAAAGCACCACCACCAGATTGTGTTAAGTATATATCGTTATTACCTGCATAAATAGAACTTATAAAACACAGTAATAATGATAAACACAGTTTATTTAGATTTTTCATTTTTCCTCCTCGCCTACTCGCGAATAATCAAAATCCCATAATTGTTTTTCAAGACCTTCTTGTACTAACGAATAAACTGCCGTCTCGATAGCAGACCTCGTTGCATAGCCAGTGGCTTCTGTTTGCGTATACCCTGTTTCTATTTCCACCAACTCCGTACCTAGTTCTGTGAACCTAAAAACATCTCTACTCACTCCTGCACTTAGAATAGTTTTACTAACTATAGTGCTTAACATAACTTCTCCTGTTTGGACTAAAACAGCCCTCATAGACACAGTTACGTCATCTTGTCGATACTGGTTCGTGTTACCAATCCCCAAATACCTAGCTCCGTTTCCACCAGTCTTGGTATCAGACTCGTAAGAAACAATGCCTCCTTCTATGATTATACCAGCAAACAGTATAGGTTTTAAAGTATTACCTTTTTCACCGTCATATGTTTCTCTAGTGCTTTTGATTAATTGTCGTTCTTTAGTTAGGTTGTTCAAACCCACCCTTTCTACCACAACAAACCATTCCCCATTACCTGTGTTTCTTAAAGCATCAATTAAATAGTTTTCTGCTCCCTGTGTTACTGCTGTGGAAAACAAAGCCATCTTATTTGAAGGCTTACGTTGTCCTGTTAGGTCATCAAACCCATACACAGCTATAACTGCTTTTTGGTTTGGTTTAGGTAAATCTAATAATTTTTGTAACGTTGTTCTTTCTACTCTTGCATCTTCAGCACAGGTTAACCCTACAATAAGACAGTTTTCTGCTCTAGGAGGGGCGAAGGAAGCGCAACCAGTCAACACCCCCACTAAGACTAAACACCACAGTCGGCTGTACATATTCCAAATATCCCTATAGGGATGACAATTTCAGTAATACTACCGTCTTCTGCGATAACCGTTAATGTTATGTATTCTCCATCATTAGAAAACGATATTTGATTCCCTTCTAATTCTATTGTTCCGCCTGTTCCTCCATCGTCATCAAACAACATATCAGATATGTCTCTTGAGAGATTACTAAAGATACGGCTTTGTAGATTGTTTAAAAACTTATTAAGTGTGCTATTCTCTATTTCTCTTTCTATTTCTTCTAGTTCTGATTGGATCTTCTCTGCTAATTCATCTTTACGCTTAGTCTCTTGTTCATCTATGGTTAGATAATGTGCTGAAGCCCCCACACCATTAAAACTAGGGTTTTTAAATTCATGTACTAAGGGTGAAGCCGTAGCCTTCCCAGTGTATAAAGAAACGCTTACCATAATAATCACGGTAATAAGGATAGATGATATAAACAGTATTTCTCCAATATAGTCTTTTTGTTTATCAGTCTTTTCTTTGGTCATCTCTATCTGCTTTAGCTATTTTATTGCTGTCTATTAGCTGTGGAACTCCAAGTATAGTTTTAATTAATGTGTCTTGTCTGATGATTTCATTATCTAAACTTCTTACTCTATCGATTAAAGCCACTAAGATCCCATGTTGAGAATCTAATTTTACACCTAATCGTTCTTCCATTTGACCTATTTGGTCAGCTACTTTATCATCCAGGACATCTAGTTTAGTTTCCATGCCATCAATAATTCTATTGATGAGTTTCCAAATAAAGAACCCTAATCCTCCCGCAGCAGCAATAGGGAAGCCCACTTCGGAAATGAATAAGGTTACTTGTTCCATTAGTCTTTATTTGAATTAGACGCTCCAAAATAAAAACTGATCACAGCACTAGCTAACCCACCTAAGTAACCAAGCACAAGATTGATCAAAGCCTCGCTGTTCTGCTCGGGGGGCTGCAGGGTCACTAAAAAGATATAGCCCATAAAACCACCTACTACAGCAACACCCATTATTCTAGCTGTCCAGTCTTTACTAAATTTTCCTCTGGCGTCTTGAGTGTCTGCTACTTCAAGCTTAAACACGTCTACCTCAAGTTCTTTCATTTGAAGTTCAAACTCTTGTTCGACCTTTTTAAGCTCAAGCATTTGTTCTGGGGTTGCGTCTTGTACAGCTTTTTCTATTGCTTTAGGTGTGTTGGGAACTCCTAATACATCTGCAATCATATTAGCTGCCATACCTCCCATTGGTCCGCCAAGAGCAGTACCAAGTGTGGGAGCAACAGCCCCCACTATGTTTTTTAATATTCCTTTCATTTTATCTCCTCAGGGTTAAATAACCCTTGCTCTATTAATTTTTCTCTGTTAACTAAATGTTCTGCCTCTACGTCATCTTTAGATTGACCAAAATAAGCTACGGCTAAAAAGTTTTCTATCATAGCTTCGTTTATATTTACTCCGTCAACAACAACGTTTCCTAAAACTCTGCCGTATTTGCCTCTAGAATCTTTTAATTTAGTTTGTATTACTACTTTTTCACCTTTTTCTACAGCTTCTTTTAAGTAAGCTCCAGCCATTTTTCCTCTAGCCTTCTCGTCAAGGTTACGAGTACGTGACTCGGGAGTATCAATACCATATAGACGAACACGAGACTTATGAAGAATATCAAAGCCAAGATCCAACACAACGTCGATAGTGTCTCCATCAACAACTCTTTTAACTTCACAAGCATATTCATACATTATTTTTTCCTTTTTCTTTTTACTTTTTTAATATCCGCAGCAGTGATCTTATTACGGGGTTTGGCTACTCTAGCTAGTTTCTTTTGTTTTTTAGAATATTTACTAAAAGGCATCTTAGTCTCCTTGCAGTACCCTATCTCTTAATCTAACCGCTCTGTCTCCAACCTGACCTGCCCATTTTGAATCCATCATTTCCACAGCAGCAGTTTCCCAATCAGATATTTGCATAGCCCCTAGAAACTTTTTAAATTTACTAAGTCTCGGGTGTCCTAGATTAAAACACATATTAGACATAACTCTCTGTTTGTTATCACTTAAATTACGCCACCAAGGATCTTTCATGTCTAACTCACTACAAACTACATCTATGTCATGACTTAAACATTCTTTTATTCTTTCTTCAGAAACAGGGGTGCCAACAGGTTGACCATGTTCTTCATCCGTTTCTAAAACTAGATGTCCTACTCCAAAAGTGGGGTAGCCAAGATGATCTAAATAAATCTCGTATTTATAACCTTCATCTTTAATAAGTTCTTCCATTAATTTATCTTTATTCATAGTATTTTTATTGTGGTTGCTCCGTTTGTTGCGACAGATAATTCCCCTAAACCAGTTACGCCTTCTACTCCTCGTTCTGTTCCTACATAGATGTCTACCCATTGTTTACCGTTCCACAGCTGCAACTGGTTGGTAGAAAGGTTCCATATTACATCTCCATTTTGGAATTTATTTTCGTTTCTTTGCGGTTCATTTACAGATAACG